TTGGCTATGGTCATCTGGTTCTACCTACCGATGACTTTGTTGAAGGTGTGGCGTATCCTAAAGAGCAGCTTGAAACTGTTTTTGACAATGACTTTCAGATTGCTCTTACATCTGCTGAAGAACTTTTGGAAGAAATAGAAGTACCCGAAACTATTAAAGGTGTCATTTGCGAAATGTGTTTTCAACTTGGAAAACCAAGAGTTATGAAATTCAAAAAAATGTGGGAAGGTTTAGAAGCTGGAGATTACAATAAAAGTGCGGATGAAATGATCGACAGTAATTGGCATAAGCAAACTACTTCAAGATGTGAAAGCCTGGCGGAGCTAGTTAGGAGCTGCGCATGATCCAGTTATTAAGTTTATTTAAAAATCCTATAGTAAAAATGGGGATCAATAAAGTATCTAGCCATTTTCAACATAAGGCAGAAAAACAAAAAGTTATTAGAGCTGCTGAAATAGAAGCAGCAAAGGATACAGATTTAGCTCGTATTAAAAGCCAGGATAACTCGATTAAAGATGAGATATTAATGGCGTGGCTAATAGCCATGCTTACTACTGGCTGGTTTCCATCTACTAGAGAAAACTTTAGAGAGTGGGTGTCTATCATAAATGATTTACCAGACAGCGTATGGTACTTGGTAATCATCGTATTTTCTGCGAGTTTTGGAACCAAAATTACAAAGTCTGTACTTGATCGAAAGAAAAAGTAAATGGCTAAACAAAAGTTTACTCACTTTATACCCCGTGACTTGCCAAAGAAACGACCAGGCGTACATAAAAAAACTCAAAATAAAAATGAAAAAAGGCAAAAAAAACAAACAAGATACAAGGGTGGCGGAAGATGATTAAAAAATTTATTGAATGGTTATTTGCGCCACGATGCAAATGTGGAGCAAAAAAAAATGAATATAGCCGAAAGACTTAAATCTAATATAGTTGTAATACCCGTAGTTATATCCATTGTAGTTGGTTGTTTTACTGGGGTTAAATACATTGTAAACTTAACTGAAACTATTAATAAAAATAAAAACGAAATTAATATTATTAACAATACTCATTTAAAAAATCACAAAACATACATTGGTCAAATGAGTGAAAACCAACAGCATTTACTTTTAAATATAGAAAAAAATAAAGGTAATACTATTGTTGCTAATGACAAAATGGATAGGCTAGAAGAAAAAGTTAAACAATTAGAAATTGATTTTAAAAATCTACTTATCAAAAGAAGTGATTAAAATAGATGAAAATAAACGAGCAAACTAAAATAAGTACCGACTTTAAAACTATTGGTTTAGTTGTAGCTGCTGTTGCTATTGGAGCTTGGTTTGCCTTTGGTGTTATTGAAAGATTAAATAAATTAGAAACAGCAGATCATTTGTTTCAAGCTGATTTATTAAAAAAAGCTGAACAAGAGCCAAAGAACCTGGAAATGTATATGTTGATTGAACATCTTGCGGGTCAAATAGAAAGCATAGAAAAAGAGATTGAGGCTAGTAGATATAACAAAGTCAATATAGATCATTTAAAAGAGCAAGTAATTTCAATTCAAAAAATTATTGATAAGTTAAGAAACGGGAGCCATTAATGGAGCAAGTGGTTATAGCTTTACTTATGCTGGTTAATAATGAGATTATGGAGGCTCGTATTCAAACCGATTTAAGCAGCTGTCTCAAGGGTCGTAGAATAGCAAATCGAAGTAATACCTCAAATAATGTTGAATATAGATGTATTAAATCTATGGCTGAACTTGAAAAAAATATAGACGGCTCAATATCAATTAAAAAATTAATTTTAAATTAGTGGTCGGGGATGCTGGATTTGAACCAGCGACCCTTCGCTCCCAAAGCGAATGCGCTACCAGACTGCGCTAATCCCCGCCATTTATATTTTTTGCAGACTTGTATCAGAGAGTAATCAGAGAGTAAATGATATGTCGAAAACGAAACACTCAATAAAATAAACCCTTATTAATTAGCCATTTTGGTATATAAAATTTGTCTAATCATGGTTGTAAGTGTTATATATCAACGATAAAAAACTAAAAGATTGGTAGGTTCGAATACTACGAACATACATTGTTACACAACACTTTTAGAGCATCAGAGAGTAAACGAGAGAGTTTTTGAGGGAGTTATTAGCTCCCTCATTTTTTTATTTAGGCGTATTTTTTTTTATCTTCTTGAATATAACTATCCGAAAGATGTTCTCTTATTGGAGCATTAAGTGGCAGCTCTTTATCTTGGAAAGTATTTTCGCCAGCTAGTTCTCGATTTAATTTAGGCATTAATGGAGCATACTTGCGCTGTAGTTTACGTTCTTCTCTTACATTAGCCTCGATCTCCAAAAACTTTTTAGCCACTCTCTGTTGCTCTTTAAGAGGCACAGACGCTAACATAGTTTCTGGATTACCATTAAATAACAGATCAATATTCCATTTCTGTTCTTTGGCCAAAGTAAATAGCATATGCGAACTTATACCATTTAATCCTTTTTCGTATTTTTGGATTTGTTGAAAGCTAACTTTTAAACTTTTAGTTAGTCTCGATTGCGTTCTCTTTGATAATGTTCTTAATACAAACATCATTTTTGCTATTCTTTCTTTTTCTAATAAAGCATCCATGCCTCATCCTTTTGTTATTTGATTAATAGCAGTTCTTCCTTCTTTCTCATTCAAATTCAAATCTTTGTAGTAATGGCTATCTCTAATCTTTTTAGTATTTCCATAACGTCTATCCATTTGTTTTTCTGTTAATACTTTAAGATCTTCCATTCTTGATATGCTCCATTTTCTAAAAGGAGACAAACCACTTTGCCAGTTGATACCTAATTTTTTTGCAGATTGTTTTACTTTCAACCCAGCTCTACTTTTAGTTAAATCAAATATTCTAACAAAAGTTCTTCTCTTTGGTTCTTTTGTATATGGATCTTCATAAGTTACATTTTTAATTTTTTTAGGGAACAACTGTGTTTTCATCCAAATATCTAACAAACTTAATAGTCTATCAGATGCCATGATTGGATCTCTATTGCTTACACCAGTTTTTAAAAAGTAGGGTCTAAATCCATTCCATTTATCTAGTGAGTGGTTCAAGTGGATTAAACCATTATCAAAATCAATATCATCATAACACACAGCAACAACCTCATTTGCTCTGGGGCCAGCCTCGGCAGCTAATTGATATAATGCTTTTAACTTAATATCTTTTTCACTATTAAGAACGCTTAACAATTCGTGTGGTTGTGGCAGCCATTCTTTTTTCTTAACATATTGAGTAAAGAAGTTTTTTTGAAAAGTAAAAGATAAAAGCGAAACATCTATCTTCCATGAATGCTCCAAACAAAATTTAACAAACTTTTTAAACTCGCCAACTACTTCTTTAATAGTTTTTTTACCAATAGTTTTGTCTAATCTTATGTAGTAATCGCTGCCGTTTTTAGTTCTCCAGGCAGTACGTTTACTGGTTAAAATTTTAGGTAATGTTTTTTCTTTAAAATCAGACATCTTATAATCTGATAAAAATTCCTGGTTAAGATAGGGTACAAGATGGTTTTTTAAATAACCAATTTGCATCTGGATATATTCTGGTGTGTTTAAAGTGCCTTGCTCTAAAAATTTTATGTATGAATTTATTGCAAATTCAAATTTAATTTTCTGATCGATTACATCTACTTTTTCTGAATTTTCTAATTGAGATCTTAACTTCTCTGCTTTACGTCTTTCGTTCAAGCCGAAGATTTCCTTGTTTTGTTTTTTAGTTTTACCATCAACTTTGTAAACTACCTGGACAACTAATTTCTTACCGCCAGCTCTATCAACAGTTACGACTTGAACTTTCATATTTAAGCAGCCTCCAATTTTAAAGGTTTAACAAATTTTTTGTAGTCATCAAAACTGACATCACATAATAAAGTTCCGTACTTATCTCCAGCATACAAAACTAATCTTTGCTCAACTTCGTTGTGAACAAAAGAACCAGAGACAACAGCAACAACTCTACCCGC